GATGCTACGTTTGGATATTAGATGTTTTGGGCATACGCTGGTATGATACTTGGATTAGTACTTATCATCGGTGTGTTTGTTTATAGTCATTGGTATTGATATGAAAAAAACTAGAGATTACAAAAAAGAATATGCTAAGACACATGGCACTACTAAAGGTAAACTAGATAGAGCAGGTCGAAACAAAGCTAGAAAACTTGTACAACCTAAAAAAGGAATGGAAGTACATCATAAGAATGGTAATCCTAGAGACAATAGAAGATCAAATTTAAAAGTAATAACTAAGAAACGAAACAGAACCTTACAACCCAAAAGAAATAAAAGGAGTTAAAATGGTAGATGAAAACGAAATCTCTGCTCTTGACGATGCCAAGACAGATAAGAAGTATGATAATCTAGTTAGCTATGTTAAGTCTAGATTTGAAAGAGCAAAGACTAGTAGGTATTCAGATGAAGAAAGATGGACTCAGGCATATAGAAACTACCGTGGATTGTATGGTCCTGATGTTCAGTTTACAGAAACAGAGAAGTCCAGAGTATTTATTAAAGTAACTAAGACTAAAGTATTAGCTGCGTATGGTCAGATTATAGATGTTCTATTTAGTCAGAATAGATTTCCTATTGGTGTAGAGCCTACTACAATACCTGAAGGTGTGGCAGAGTCAGTACACATAGACCCCAAAGAACAAGAACAAGAAAAGGCTATGGAAGAGTTTAGGAGTATGTATGGTTCTCCTGGTGATGGTAATGATTTACAACCAGGTGATACCACAGATATTCTAAAAGAAAGATTAGGTTCACTACAGGAAGACTTAGAAGATCTAGAAGGTCTTAAAGAAGGACCAGGACAGACACAATCTGCTATTACATTCCATCCAGCTATGGCTGCTGCTAAGAAGATGGAAAAGAAAATAAAAGATCAGCTAGAGGAATCCTCTGCAACTAAACATTTAAGACATTCTGTATTTGAGTGTGTGTTGTTTGGTACTGCAATAATGAAGGGTCCGTTTGCTATAGATAAAGAGTATCCTAACTGGGATGAAGATGGTAACTATGATCCATCTATTGTAACTGTACCTAAAGTAGAGCATACATCAGTTTGGGATTTTTATCCAGATCCAGATGCATTTAATATAGAAGACTGTACCTATGTAGTAGAAAGACACAGACTTACCAGATCTCAACTACGTGCATTAAAGAAACGTCCATTCTTTAGATCCTCTGCAATAGAAGAAGCTATACTAGGTGGTGAGAACTATGATCGTGAATGGTGGGAAGAAAGCCTAACAGACAATGAAGTAAGCTCAGAGTTTGGTTCAGGTAACTATTCTGGTGGTAGTGATGTAGAACGATTTGAGGTACTAGAGTTCTGGGGTACAATAGATAAAGAGATAGCTGAAGATCAAGGACTAGAAATACCAAAGCAGTATTTAAACGATGATGAGATACAGATAAACTGTTGGACCTGTAATAATGAGATCCTAAGATTTGTTATCAATCCGTTTGTACCTAAACGTATTCCTTATGTTGCTAGTCCATACGAACTAAACCCATACAGTTTCTTTGGTGTGGGACTATCAGAGAACATGGATGATACCCAAACATTAATGAACGGTTTTATGAGATTAGCAGTTGACAATGCTATCTTATCTGGTAATCTATTGATTGAGGTAGATGAAACAAACCTAGCACCTGGTCAGGATCTTACAGTATATCCTGGTAAAATCTTTAGAAGACAAGGTGGTGCGCCTGGTCAAGCTATATTTGGTACTAAGTTTCCAAACGTGTCAAGTGAAAATATGATGTTGTTTGATAAAGCTAGAGTATTATCAGATGAGTCATCAGGATTACCATCGTATTCATACGGACAAACTGGTGTGCAAGGTACAGGTAGAACTGCATCAGGCATATCTATGTTGATGGGTGCAGCCAGTAATGCTATTCGTACAGTGATTAAAAACATGGATGACTATATGCTACGTCCTATGGGTGAAGCATTATTTGCATTTAATATGCAGTTTGACTTTGATCCAGAGATAAAAGGTGATCTAGAGATTAGGGCTAGAGGTACTGAAAGCTTTATGAAGAATGAAGTTAGATCCCAACGTCTTATCAGTTTCTTGCAGATTGCAAGTAGTCCTGTACTAGCACCATTTGCTAAGTTCCCATACATCATGCGTGAGATAGCAGCAACTATGGATCTGGATGTAGATAAGGTAACAAACAATCCTGAAGAAGCATTTAGACAGGCATTGCTATTACAACAGATGCAACAACAGATCGTAGCAGAAAACCCACAACCACAACAAGATCCTACAGGTGCAGGAGGTGGTAATATAGGAACTGGTCAAGCACCAGCACCAGGAGAACAGGGATTTGCTACAGGAGGTGGACCTAATGCAGGAACACAACAGCAACAACAACAGGCACAAGCACCTCAAGGTGGTGGACAACAAATACCACCAGAGCTAATGGCTATGCTACAGCAAGGAGGTGGTGGTAATGCTTGACGTTAAAACTGCTAGAGACATTTTACCGTTAGTCAATACACCAGATTTTACTGAGTTATTTAATTTATACCTAGACTCTAAGAGGCACGATGCGCTACGTGTGCTAGAGCAGAGTGACGATGAAATAGAGATATACAGAGCGCAAGGTGCTATCGCTATGCTTAGAAAGTTAAAGTCTATGCAAGTAGAAGTACAGACAGTATTAAAAGGAACTTGATATGGGCATTAAAAATAATAATCCTGGTAATATTAAAAAAGGTGATAACTGGGAAGGTATGGTCGAATCAGATGGAGAATTTGTAGAGTTTGAATCTCCTGAATACGGTATTAGGGCAATAACAAAAGTATTACAAACTTATTCTAAAAAATATAATATTAATACTCTTGAAGAAATATTTAATCGTTATGCACCAAATACAGAAAATGATACAAATACTTATATTAAAAATATGACTTCTTTTACTGGTTTTGATCCTGATGAAACTTTAAATTTACAAGATCCAGATACTTTAGCAAAAATAATAAAAGGTATAACAAGACAAGAAAACCCAGGAAAAAATCACTATAGCGATAAAATAATATACAAAGGTATAGAAATGGCAGACATTAAAAAAGATGATGAGTCTTTTGAAGGAACTACCTCTAGAGAAGATGATAGAGAAGCTGTGCCTTTACCTATGATGAAACCTAAAAGAGAAGATGGTAGAGAAGCTGTACCTATGCCTATGGAAAAACCTTTAGATGATACTCAAAAAATGTTAATTAATGAGGAGTCACCTAGAAAGTTTAGAGATATTCCTCCTCAAGTAGAATCACCAGAAGATAGAACATTAATATCTACTGAAGAAGATATGGAAGATACACCTACAGGTGACAGTATATTTACTGAGTTCTTTTCTAGTTTAGGTGATGTTAGTGATGAAGATCAGGTATTTGAAGCAGATGAGTTAAACCTTAAAGAAGGTGGATCAGTTGAAGAAGTAGACTTTGTAAAAGAAAAGTCTGAGAAGAATGATCCCCCACCAGGAGCTACACCAGAAGAAGTAGCTGATGACATACCTGCTATGTTGTCTGAAGGTGAGTATGTACTACCTGCTAATGTTGTAAAGTATATAGGTTTAGAGCGTATCATAGATATGCATAGAGGTGTGCTACGTGAGATACAACAGATGGAGGATCTAGGTATGATCCAGAATGTTGATGAGAATGGTAAGCCTGAAGATGATGATAAAGAGATGACTTTCCTAGAGCCTGAAGAAGGTGTAATGCAGGAAACAATAATTATTGCAGGTAAACCTAAAGATGGTATGATGTGTCCACCAGGATTTAATGAGGGTGTTGCTATAAATAGAAATGTAGATGCAGGAGATTTACGAGAAAACATTGCTAGTGAAAGATCCCCAGAAGGATTTACCACTACTTATGATCGTGATGTAGGTATTATAAAAATAAAAACTCCTAGTGGTAATATTACTGTAGATGATACTATAGTTAATTACAATCAAGACCCTGATCAATCTGGGGATCAAGGTGATCCTGGTGATCCTGATCAAGGGGCAGGTTCATTTGATTCAGAAAAAGAAGCTAAAGAGGCAATGGATAAATCTATTAAAGATATTGTAGATCAATTTAGTAAAGATTTTAGTAAGTCTTTTGGTGGTACAACAGATGATTCAGAAAAAGGCGGTTATGATACTGCTGATGATGATGCAGAAGCAGGTCACGATGAAGGTGTAGGTGGAGGTGCAGAGTTAAATAAAGGTGGACTTATGCAACGTAAAGGTTATGCTAATGGTGGTTCAGTAAACTATAACATAGCTGGTGTAGGTCAAGTAGGTGGTAATCTTACTCAAGGTGCTATGAATGAAATGGCAGAAGCTTTACCTAAACCTAAAACATATGATGAAATAAAAGGAGATGTACAGGGATTTGAGTTTCCTGAATTAAATACAGCTAGTACAGATCCTGATAGTGAGAATTACTATGGACGTAAACTACAAGGTGATTTATTTAAACAACGTCAAGAAAAAGCTGACCTTGTATATAGACCTGATCAAGATAGAAATAATGCATATGAGAATGATTCAGAATTAAGAGTACTCTTACAAAGAGCAGCAGTAGACAGCGATAATTTTGTTGACGTAATGGATCAATATAAAACTGGTGCGAATGATTTACTTGGTCAGGGTCCAAGCACATTAAACGAACAATTAAAAAATGGTCTAGATGCATTAACAGATAAACGTAGGATGCTTAGAGATGGTATAAAAGCTGAAGATATACCTGAAGGTGCTACCAATAGAGATATGTTAAAGAAAATATTCTTCAATGAAATTGATGACTTTGGTGCAGAATTAGATTATGATAACTATCAAGCTAATGATAAAATAACTGGCATAATAAATCAAGACCCAGATAATTTTTCTCCGAATGCTACAGAAGAGTATAAGGCTGCAATTAAGTCTTATGATTTAGATGGCCCTGCTGATCCTCAAAAACTAGGCTATGCAGCAAGTATTTTAGATAGTGACAGAGGAGCATCAGCAATACCTGTAAAAGAAGATAAAGGTTCAGGTATTATGGGTGAAAGAAGATACGTTGAAGGCGTAGGCTATGTAAAAGCAGCATAGTCAAATCAGGGCTACCTTCTACCCTTTTCATGGTGAAAAGCTACTAGATGCCCCCGAAAGAAAGAAAATAAAATGGAAGCAATACAAGAAGAAGTAAAATCAGCACCAATAATGTATAAAAGAATAAGCATAGAGGAAGAAGAAAAAGAAATACAAGAACTAGAAGCAGCTAGAAATGCTGAAAACAAACAAGTAGAAGAAGCGGAAAAAGATGAAGAAGAAACTCAATCTTTAGATGCAGAAGAAAAAACTTTTAAGAAAAGATATGGAGATCTAAGAAGACACCAGCAAAAGATACAAGAACAACATTCTGATGAGATACATAAGTTAAAACTACAAATAGAAGGTTTAACTAAGAAACAGGTAAAGTTACCTAAGACTGATGAAGAATTAGAAAAATGGTCTGAACAGTATCCCGATGTTGCAAAGATAGTAGAAACCATTGCAACTAAGAAAGCATTAGAAGCACGTAAAGATGTAGATGAAAAGCTACGTTACGTAGACGAAATGCAAACTAAAGTTAAAATGGAAAGAGCAGAGAGTGAGCTAGAAAAGCTACATCCTGACTTTGCAGATATAAGGGCAGATCAAAACTTTCACGATTGGGTAGCAGAACAACCTAAGTGGATACAGTCTGCATTATATGAGAATGACACAGATCATCTTGCAGCAGCTAAAGCAATAGACTTGTATAAGTTAGAAACTAAACGAGGATCTAAAAAAGCTAGTGCTACTAAAGATGCAGCTAGGTCTGTTTCTAATACTAAACGCTCTGAAGAACCTACAACAGTAGATAAAAATGTATGGTCAGAGTCTAGAGTAAAAGATTTAAGCAGTAAAGATTGGGATAAATTTGAAGAAGCTATCTCAGAATCTGTAAAAAATGGTACATTTGTATACGATTTAACTGGTGGAGCAAGATAAAGTACTTGACAAATTAATTTAAATGTGATATACTATATACAATTATAAAACTAGCTGATGACTAAAACCATTGGCTAGTTCCTTTTAGGAGCCTCTTTTATAGACAACCTCCTGTTTATGCTAACTCTAAACATATCAACTACCTACAATCGTTAGGCCAGGTTTATCCTACACCCTAAAGATGTAGCCTTGAAACTGTCAAAGTTGGCTCGTTTCGATATAGCCGAAAGGAGATAACCAATGGCTTTTAAGACTGCAACTGGTTATGGAAATCTACCTAATGGTAACTTCTCTCCTGTAATTTACAGTAAGAAGGTACAATCAGCTTTCCGTAAAACTAGTGTTTGTGAAGATATAACCAACAGTGATTACTTTGGTGAGATATCTAATTTTGGTGATACAGTGCGTATCATTAAAGAACCAGAAATAACAATTTCTGAATATGCAAGGGGTACGCAAGTAACTCCTCAAGACCTACAAGACGATGACTTTACTCTAGTCGTTGATAAAGCTAACTACTTTGCTTTTAAAATTGATGACATTGAAGAAGCTCATTCTCATGTAAACTTTGAGTCAATGGCTAGTGATCGTGCTGGCTATCGTCTAAAAGATCAATTTGACCAAGAAGTTCTAGGTTACTTGACAGGTTTCAAACAAGCTACGCTTAGTGCTAATGCTGGAACCGCTAGAGTAGCTGCTGATAAATCAGGTACTGATCCTATTGCAGGAGCAGCTGCTAATGGTTTACTAGCTTCTATGTTAATTGCTCGTAACAGCTTTGTTTCTGGTGGTGCTGCTACCGACTCAATAGCCCTACATCCTGACGGATCTACTGGTGAAGCAACTCCTTTGGAAGTTCTAAACCGTATGGCTCGTTTACTCGATCAGCAAAATGTTGACCGTGATGGACGTTGGGTTGTTGTTGATCCAGTATTCGCTGAACAGCTTAATGACGAAAACTCTAAGCTATTAAATAGTGATTTTGCTTCAAGTGATCCAGACATTCTTCGTAATGGTCGTATCATTTCTGGCATGATCCGTGGTTTTAGAGTTTATATGTCTAACAACCTACCTTCAATAGGAACAGGCCCAGCTACCATTGATACCAATGGTTCTGCCTCACATTATGGTGCAATTGTTGCTGGACATGATTCTGCTGTTGCTACGGCTTCTCAAGTAGAGAAGGTCGAAACTTATCGTGACAATGACAGCTTTGCTGACATCGTTCGTGGGTTACATTTATATGGTCGCAAGGTTCTTCGTCCTGAAGCACTAGTTCGCGCTCACTATAATATTGCTGGTTAAGGG